ATATTTAGGATCTTGCACTTTCATTATTACTTGATCATCATACAATAAAATCATCTTAACTTCTTTATATTGTATCTTTTGACCAGCATGTTTTGCGTAACAAATATAATCTCCTTCTTTACACCAAGGTCCTTTAGGAAATTTATCTGTATCGTTATAAGCAAGATCACCTATTTTAATAACTTTTCCTACAGTTGTTAAATAAGACATATCTTCTTTTGTTGAGTTTGGTATTAATATACCACCTTTAGTTTTTTCTTTTACTGATACAGGTCTTACGAGTACATGAAAACCTGGAAGTTCAGGGAGGACATTTGGAGTATCTGAATATTCTTCATCTGTAATCCATATGTCGTTCTTTATAGTTTTACCTAAATGTGCCTGTTGCATTAGTCATCCTCTTCATCATATAGTCTTTTATTTACTATATTTTTTAGTTGGTTACGAGACCACTCAATTCCTTGAATAAGTCCTACGAGCTGCCTATAGTGAGCAAAGTCTTCTGCTTGCCCACTAGAGACAGTTAATCTTAGTTTATTGAGTTCGTTATCATATTCTTTAACGACCTCATCCCACATATCCATACTTAGAAATTAAATCTCTGCACATGCATAGCAGTTAATCTCTAGTCCTACAGATACTTCTTTTACGACTGGTGATTTCCACATGTTATCTTCTCCCTTTAGTTGGTGCTGGATATTTCCAGCTAAATGGATCATATTGATTTAACACACCTTGTTGTGGGGTCATACCTACAGCTCCATCATCATCTGATCTTTTAGTATAGTCGCCATACATGCCACCATCACCATTTTTCACATGTTCAGGATAACCATTAGTAACACCTTTTTTAACAGGATATGCTTTATTTCCCATTGGCATCTTGATCATCTCCTTTCATTTCGTCTTTTAATAAATCTGTCATAACATCAATAAGTTTAAAACTTCTTTGTCTGTCATCCAGGTCTTCCATACTAGCTACTTTAGTTAAAGCTGCTATACGAATTTTTTCTATATCTATAGCATTCTTTTCTTCTGCCATAGTTGTCTTAGCTAATAAGTCTAAAGACTTCATTGTTTCTTTTGAAGCTCTATCAAGATCACCTTTTTCTTTTTTCATTATAGCATCTTGACCAGATTTACCTGCAGCAACCATTAACTTAGCTTCTTCTAGTTCTAGTTTCTGTGCATCTAATGCAGAGTCTGCAGAGTATTTAGCTACAGTAGATTGTAATTTTTGTTTTTCTAATTCTACCTTTGCTGTTTCTAATGCAACCATTTGTTGTTCAGGTGATTGTGCTTGACCCATTTGATTTGCATTTAATACTTGTTGTGCTGCACTAGCCATAGCCATTTCAGCAACTTGAGGATTCTGTTGTTGATCTGGTGGTAGTTGTTCCATTGCCATTCTTGCCATACCATTCATTTGCTCTTGGTATTTAAGTACAGAATGTTCTTGTATATTAGCTTCAAGTATTGGTTTTAATCTAGCCATTATAGGATTAGCACCATTCTGTGGATCTTGTAAGTACATCATCTTTACTTGTATATGTGAGTCATGGTTCTGTCCTGGAAATGCTGCAATAGGTATACCTTTAGTTGCAGCCATTATATCAGACACAGGGTCCATTTTTTGTGGTTCTTTTTTAGGTGGTAGTATTTGTTCTAAGTTAGGTAGATTAGCAGCACTTAATATAGTTCTATTTAATGCTTCAAGGTTAAACATACCAGGAGGTGATTGTTGTGCCATTTGTAATGCCATCTGTGAAATCATCATCCTATGTGCGTTTGATGGAATGTTAGGATCAGATACTGGAAGAACATCTATCCTACCATCAAAGTCTTGTTTAAGAACATTCTTATCAGCAAAAGGTACTTCATATGGATACTCAGAAGGAAGATAATCATAGTTTATCTGTGCAAGTATTTTAAATTCATCTCTTTGAGATTTGTGTAATCTCTTGTGAATAGCAGAGAAGAACTTACTTGATGCTTCTAGTAATGCCATTGTTGTACCCACAGGTCCATAGGATGCTGCATCAGAAACAATTTGTTCTGTACTGTCAGCAAACTTTTGACCTGCTTGAGTAATGAAGCCAAGCATGTTAAACAATGTTTGGGAAGGTTCTTTATAAGGGAGAGAGATTATAGCCTTGTTAAGATCTTGCCCTGTTGCTTCGACTTCTTTAAACTCACCTGGTGCTATAGGATCGTTGTCACCAACAATTCTTACACCCTTTGCTTTGAATCCTCCTGGTAAGTTTGCGAATTGACCTGCATCCACTAGACTTCTCATGGCTGCTGTTGCAGTCATAGTTAAGTTTCCTAAGAAGTGCATGAGACCAAATCCATAGAAACTAAAGCCTGGTACGAATCTGTAGTGTACAAAGTGTGACACTTTTTCTTGATTCTTATCATCCTTCTTATAGTTTCTACGAATACTTAAAATTTGTTGTGATTGCTCTTCTACTGTAACAATATAAGGAAGAGCATAATCTTCTTCTATTTCTAAATAACAATGTTGTTCTAGTAATGTATACTGTGGATCATTTGTTCCTGTAGGAGACAAACCAATAATAGTATCCATCTTAGAAGAAAAAGATGTAGGTTCTGGATTAGTTGCTTCTGGTAATTCTATATCTCTATAGATACCTGTACGTATATCTTTAGCAAGATCAACAGGACTTCTATATATTACATGTGTGTATCTATCTGCTTTACGTAGATTAGATGCGTAGTAAGAAACATAGAATTGATCAATAGGAACAAATTCAGATACTGGTCTTTTAAGATTAGCATCATAATATACTTTCTTAAATGCTGATCCTATTAATGGTAAATGAAATAACATTCTTTCCATCTCATCAAAGTATTCAGGCATCTGATCTGTTGTTTGATAATTCATAAAGTCTTGAACACGATTAGCTTGGTCTTCTCTTTCAGGAGTAGACTTTCCTACTATCTGTGTCTTTACTGGACCTGCAGGTGGAAACAATTCTTGTATTGCTTTTGATTGAAACTTAACAGCAGATTCTATTAACATTGGATGGACTGCTGTACATGCACCTTCAAATGGTTCTGATGCTTCTTGTATCTTTAAACCTAGTAAATCAAATCCTTTTTCAAACATTGCTTCCCATTCACCACGAGACTCTTTATCTGATGTATAACTATTTACTACATTTGCTGCTACTTCTTCTTGTTCCTCATCTTCTAATTTATCTGTAATATCTCCATACCATTCTTGTATGGATTCTTCAGCTTCCATTTCTATAGTTGTTTCTGTAAAGTCTACAGTAACACCACCATCATCTTCAGCAAAAAAAGAAGGACCTCCTCCTTCTTCCATAGCTTGTGGCATTTCAATTACGTTAGAAATTTCTTCTGGTATTTGTTCGAATGGATTTTTTTCTGTTGCCATTATATCTGTCCACCCTTTTTAAATTTATATTTATATGTAGCTGATGCAGAGCCTTTACCTTTACCAGGTCTGTAATTAACTTCTCCAGTAACAGAGTGTTTACCACTTTTATATTTTGCTGTGCCTTTTACTTTAGAACCTTCTAAAGGTTTCTTTTTTAAAATACTACTATGTTTGACATAACCTTGTAAATCAAAATTAATTTTATCACCAGCTTTAGCATCATATTTTAATTTTGTTTTTGTTGGTTGAAATTTTACTTTTGTTCCCATATCTTATATCTCTCTCTTCCAATATATGTTAGACATACACTATTATAACACTAAACTCTCCAGTACGCAAGTTTTTTTTCTTTTGGCTCATCAGCCCATTCAGGGTCTTCTGGATGTTGTAGATGCCATGACTCTTTCATGTAGTGTATAGCCATTGTCATTGCATCAACCTGATCATCATGTGCAGCATTAGGGAATCGTAACATCTCTTCTAATAAATCTTCTGACCACTTTTTATTTTTAGGTAGCCATACTTTACCAGACTCCATCATAGGTGTGGATGCATACACTCTTGATACTTTATCTCTGTCAGGTAAATATTCTAACACAGGTATACCAGCTCTACGCATATCTTGTATCAATGATTGTCCTGATGCTTTCTTTTCTACCATACATACATCAGGTCTATGTTCTTGATATAACATTTGTGTCATACGTCTAAGTTCTGGATATTCAAATCTCCCTTTAATGTTTCCTAAAAGAATAAGATTCCCTTGATAAGATTCATATCCTTCTTCATCTTGATCATACATAGAGAAGATACCCCATGTCTGTATGACACTATAATCTGCTGTAGTTTTTGTAGAGAAAGCTGTATCATAGGTTTGAAGAATAAAATCACAGGGTGGTGGTTCATCTTGATCCCACCATTTAATCCACTTCTTCTTTATTAGTCCACCTTCGTCTGGTGTTGGGTCCTGCATATAAAGAGCATTCCAATATCTGCACCATTAGATGCTTTTATTTCGTGTTCATCTACACGTAACACTTCATCTGGTTTCCATTCAGGAAAATAACTAGAACCTACTGGAAGATCTAGTAGTTCTGCAGCTTCTTCGTCTAACCATGCAGGAATACGTACAACATCCCAAGGTATAACATCATAATCTCCTGCATTATCTTCTTGTTTTAGTAACCATCCACAAAGATCATCATAATGATACCTTGTATTAATGATTAGTATAGAACCATTAGGCATAATACGTGTTCTTAGTCCTGCTGGGTACCATTCCTTAACATATCTTCTACCTGCTTCAGAGTATGAGTCTTCTTCTGACATGACATCATCAAGGATCGCAATGTGTGCACCTCTTCCTGCAATCTGGGATCTAACTCCTGCAGCATAGTACTGTCCTCCTTTGTTAGTCTTCCATTTTCCTGCAGCTCGTACATCTGATCGTAGGGACACTCCCTTGAAAACATCTTGAAACTCTTCAGTATTGACAATATCCCTGACACTACGACCAAAATCGCTTGATAGCTGGTCTGAATGGGAAACAGTAAGTATCTCATGTTCTGGATTCCTTCCTATATACCAGGCAGGAAACAATTTAGAACAGATAACAGACTTAGAGGAACGTGGTGGTAAGAAAACCATAAGACGTTTTATGTCTCCACGTTCTAATTGTAGTAATTTCTCTGATATTACTTCAATATGTTTACCCATCTTAAAGTCTGAAACAAGTGTTGGAGCCATTTGTCTAACAAATGTGATAAAGTCATCTTTAGATTCTTGCATAACTTTAATGTTTAACAAGTTATTTAACAATAAGAGAGTGTTTGCGTCTTCATTAGTCTCTATAGTCTCTATAGTTTCTATGATATTGTATCCTTATAGTATATTGTTGTATGTTTTTATATTTATTTATAAAAGAAAAACAAAAGAAAAACAAATATACTAAGTACTTAGTACTTTTGTTTATATATATTATATATAATTATACATACTCCCCACTTAAATGTCAAGTACTTTTTTAATTATTTTTATTATGATGACAGATCCTGTTATTTTTGTTGCATATATGGCACACCTTATATATATATAGTATACGTGCGTGTTTTTTTTGGGGGGGGTCTTTGATATCTTCATAGACTGCCTATTTTTTA